GACTAAGATTGACCACCCCACCCCACCTTCCGTAATATCATTCTGCACCCACCACAATGACCTACAACATCATCAACACCGAAACCGAAGTCGTCATCGCCACCTACGAGACCTTCAAACAGGCCATCACCGCTTGCCGAATGATGACCAATCGCACCCACGGCCTCGGCATCGTCTTCGGCGGAGCGATGGTCACCGACTTCCACCGCCACGCTGTTTGACCACCCCACCCCGACCCCTCCCACCACCCTGCACCCTGACTAAAAAGGAGCAGATGGGGGGAGGGGATAGGGCTTCCCATTTTTTCCCATATATGCGGGGGGTTAGGAGCAACACAATTTTTTGGGCAAAAGGTATGGGCCTATGTAGGACTATATCTTTACCCCCTAACTCCCCCTGAAAACAGGGGGATTATTAAGGGGTTGACAAGCGGGAGGACAAGAAGAAAGTTATACAGACATATATTCATTAGTTCTTCTAATGCTGTGTCGGTATAATTCTAATGACATAAAGATTTCGTTTGACTTAATCGACATATAATGCTTTAATATATCTATGACTGTCAAGGAATCTGAATTGCGGGAAAGACTGGGCATCGGCAAAACCGAGATTAAGGCTCTCCGAGAAACCGCCCCCGAAGGGGCTTGGATTCGTGAAGAATCCAATAAGCCTGAGCGTCTTCGTGGATATCTTTGGTCAGACATTGGTGTTAATTGGCTCGAAAGCCAATTAAGCATCAAGTCTGATTCTATTGTCAAAGAAAAAATTTTTACGGAAGCCACTGTCTTACGAAGTGGCTTCGGGAACAGAAGAATTGTTGAACTCTCTATTAATGGAATGCCAGTAAGAGCCATTTGTAGGGACAACACCAAGATTAAGCCTAAAGCCATTGTCAAGATTAAGTTCTGTAATGGTCAGGCGTTCGTAACACAAATCACCAAGAAACACCTTAGATACCCTGTATAACAATGGATAAAGCCCCTAAGCCCCCGCCCCCTGCCGCAGTTGACCCTATGATTAATCTTATAGCCTCAACTGGAGTCAATCCTTATGGCCCCCTGAACTCTGGTGACATCCAGAAGCAGAACTACCATAAGCAGATTGGAAACCCGATGTTCATGGCTCAGGAGTCCCCTGAGGCCAAGGCCATCAGAGGAAGACGCTTTATGGCCCCAGAGGGCGTTGCACCTGAATTGCAGGAGTATGCCAATGGTGGCCCCGTCCCTGAAGCCTTTAAGAAGTTTGAGACGCTCCAGAGGCAGAACCGCATTTACGATGATAAGGTTGAATTGTATCGTGAGGTTGCCAAGAAGCGAATGCAACAGGAACTCCTAAAGGGCGGCATTGAGCCTGTCAATTATAAGGCTAGGTATCCTTACGGCAGAAACAGAACATCTGACGAAGGATGAAGCCAGAGAGCCTTGAACTTACTCCGCACCCAGTGATGGTGCAACCGAGCCCTGAAGAGGTTAGGTTGCTTGTGGAAAAGCATGGCTCTGATGCAGTTGCACAACTACTTCAACTCCGTGAGGACAAAATCCTTGCCGAGAAGATGGACCCGTATCGTCACGGCTACGAGCCACAGCACTGGAAGGATGTTGACACCCTGCTTAAGTCTAAGAACGAAGTTCTGGTGCTTGGCGGCAATCGTGCTGGCAAAACCGAATGGGCGGCTAAGCGAGTTATTCAAACTCTAGTCAATAAGCCCGATGCCCGTGTCTGGTGTTTGCACACTACCAACTCTTCGTCAATTCAGATGCAACAGAATGTTCTCTGGAAATACATGCCTCCTGAATTGAAAAACGCCAGAAAGACCAAGATTACCAATATCGCCTATTCCCAAAAGAACGGCTTTTCTGACAATACCTTCATTCTTCCCAATCGGTCCCAGTGCTTCTTTATGAATTACGCTCAGGACAAGAAGGTTATTGAAGGTGGCGAAGTTGACCTTATCTGGTGTGACGAACTTGTGCCTTTAGACTGGGTTGAGACTTTGAGATACCGAGCCATCACAAGACGAGGCAAACTCATTGTCACCTTTACGCCCGTCCTTGGTTACAGCCAAGTCGTCAAGGATTATGTGGCTGGATGTAGATTTAAGAAAACCCTGCCAGCGTCTTTAATGGACAATGACAAGATTCATGTAGGTGGATGCCCTAAGGGTCACATGCCTTACATGGCAGAGTCAATGAATTCGAATTGCGGGGTTATCTGGTTCCATTCCCAGTTGAATCCTTACAATCCTTTTGACCAGTTGGCGGCTACCTTGGAGGGCAAAACCTCAAATGAGGTGAAAATTCGTGCTTATGGGTGGGCTGAAAACACGGCTGGCTCACAATTCCCGTCTTTTACCGACCAAAACATCGTAGAACAAGACAAAATCCCCAAAGAAGGCACAAATTTCATGTGCGTAGACCCTGCTGGAGCAAGAAATTGGTTTATGATATGGCTTCGGGTCGCAAAAGACGGAAATATGTATGTTTATCGTGAATGGCCCGATGTTTCCAATGGAGAATGGGCTCTTCCGAGCGAAAAAGCCGATGGAAAGATGGGCTCTGGACAGAAAAACGGGGCTGGAAGAGGTCTTGACGACTATAAACAACTCATAAAAGACCTTGAAGGTGACGAAGTCATAGCCGAACGATATATTGACCCAAGAGCAGGTGCTACTCAGGCTGTTTCAGCCGAAGGAGGCACAAGTCTGATTGAATTGCTCGACCAAGGAGCCGTCCCGATGTATTTTGCACCTGCCGCTGGCCTTCACATCGAACAGGGAGTCGCAATTATAAACGACCTGCTGTTTTATAACTCTAATGAGCCTATCTCTCCGATTAACCAACCAAAACTGTTTGTTTCGGATGAATGCAGAAATTTAATTTACTCCATGCGTGAATGGACGAATCAGGACGGTGAAAAGGGTGCATGCAAAGACCCGATAGACTGCCTTCGATACATAGCCGTCATGGAACCCACTTATGAAGGAGACAACACATTTAAAGCCAGAGGCTCAACACATACCTACTGAGTCTATGTATCCTTTGCTCTTGACTCGCTCAATGGCAGAAACTATGACAGGGCTTGAAGGGCAATACCTTGACTCTCTTAGAAAGTCTGGGACCGTTAAGGTCTACAAGACTAAAGGGGGTCATTACAGATTTTACAGAGACTCACTTATAACCCACATCAACGAAAATTTAAAATATGGACAATAAATACAACACCAAGAGAGATAAACTCGCTATGGCTAATGATGTTCCTGACATTCAGGAACTTATCAGCGAGTATAGGCGTTCTCTTTACAATGGCGGAAATACTCAGGACATGGCTGACATGGACGACCTGCGTTATTGCAAGTGGGCTGGTCAGACGACAGATGGCAAGAAACATTCTGACATGAGAAACAACGGCGACCCCGCCATGCCGTTTGAAGGTGCTTCCGATGTCAGAATCAGACTCATCGACAGAGTAATTAACGAACAGGTCGCTCTTTGGGTCAACTCTTGGAAAAACTCCAAACTCAGAGTTTCTGGCGTTACCGTTGATGACGGTGCAATGGCGGCTTCGATGTCTACGCTTCTTACTCATGTCATTTCTTCTCGCCTTCGCATGGAGTCCAGAAGAGAGGCAGAACTTCTTGCTCAGTATGCCAATCACTACGGTTGGGCTATAATGGACATCTCTTGGGAGCAGATGATTGGAATGCTTCCTCAGACAATAAGGCTGGACGAAATTGAAGCAATGGCGGCTCAACTTGCTCAGGAAGAACCTGAGAATCCTGCCGTAAGACTGCCTGAAGCAATCAAGTCTGGTCAGGATGACGACATGGCTGTTTCTATGTTCCAGTCTGTCATGCCCAATTCTTCGGCTGAATATATCACAAAGATGATTGAAGACCTTCGCAACACTGGTGTTGCAACTGTCTTTGTCGAACAAATTACAAAGAACCTTCCTAGACTCACGGCACTTAAGCCTTATGACGAAGTGTGCTTCCCGCCTGAAACAATTGAACTTCAGAAGGCCCGTGTTGTATTTAAGCGTCTATACATGAGCGAAGTCGAACTTCGTTCGTTCGTAAAGTCTGACGGCTGGGACACTGAAGCGGTTGAGGATGCCCTCGCCACATCTGGCAACATTTCTTGGTATACGGACCCCAATGTTGTTCAGGTTGCCAATCTCATGGGCTCGCAGGAGCATCGTTCCAGAAACCTGATTGAGATAATCTACGCATACACAAAGCAGATTAACGAAGAAGGCAACCTTTGCATATACTACACAATCTTCTGCCCTAACGCAAAAAAGGATACTTACTTCAAGCATGAGAAGTTGAAGTATGCCCACGGCAAGTATCCGTTTGTCGAACTCCGCAGAGAACACATTAGAAAGTCAATAATGGAAAGCAGAGGTATTCCTGAAATCCTTGTTACCGAACAGGCCGAACTTAAGGCTCAGCATGATGCGTTTAGAGACAGAACTGCCATTGAGACCATGCCTCCAATTCTTGTTAAGAAGAGAATTCAGGGTATCAATAGAATTGGTCCAGCCATTCAACTGCCAGTTACTTCTCCAGATGACTACAGGTTCATGGATACTCCACGCAGTTCCGTAAACATCACGATGGAGGTTATTAACCAGATTGAAAAGAACGCCGCAATGTATTTCGGCCTCAGTCACGAACTGGTCAACCCTAACAAGACACAGATGCTCCAGCAGATGTCTGTTGACGGCTGGCTTAACACATGGGCTGAGATTTATACGCAGTTGCTTCAACTTTGCGTCCAATATATGCCCAAGGAAGAAATTGAGCGTATCACTGGTCATCAGTTTGCCCTTGGCTCTCTGGATGTTGCCAATCAGTTTGATTTTGAGGTCAAGTTTGATGTCAGAGACCTCGACAACGAATATGTGATGAAGAAACTTCAGGCTATCAGTCAGTTCGTCCTTCCGTTGGACAGCGGTGGCGTTATCGACAGAAACAAGTTGGTTGCCAAACTTACGGAAGCCATCTCGCCTGATGTTGCCAAGGAAATCATCCTCGACCAGCAGAGTGCGTCCCAGAAGATGTATAACGACATCCAGAACGATGTTGTTAAGATGCTTATGGGTATCGAGCCTCAGTATGTCGAAAACGACCCTGCGGCTGGAACTAAGATGCAATATCTTCAGGAAATCGCTGGTAAGTCCCCGAAGGTTCAGCAAATGGCTCAGGGAGACCAAATGACAGCCGCCCTGATGGAAAACTATACCAAGAACCTCCAGATGTCAATTATGCAACAGCAGAACAAGCAGATTGGCAGAACTGGCGTAACGCCCGTCTCTGACAAGATTCAACAGGAGGGTCTCCCTGAATGAGTAAGTTTAACTTTGACATAAAGACCTTTGGTTTTGAAAAGAACGAGGTCTGGGACCACATTATGTTCATTCTTGAGGAAAACACGGAAACGGAAGTCCTCAATGCCATAAGCGTCAATGTTTCTGAAGAGAAACGGGCTCACGCCTGTGGTCGTGCAGAAATGCTTAAAGACCTAATTAGAACGCTTAATGAACAGCGTTCCTATGCCATTGAACTCCGAAAGTCCGAAATAATTGGCTAAAATGCTATAAAATCGGTAATAAGGTCAAAATACTTGATTTTGTGATATTTTGTAGTATTCTTACTACTAGTTTCTGCGAACTTTAAACGCTGTCAAAACAAAGCCTTGCTCTTCCTAGCATGAATACAGACGAAACGGGTGACATTTCCCAGCCTAACGGCGAAAGTGTAAACAGAACTCAGTCTAGTGAGTTTAATGAACAAAGCCTTGCGGCTATCCTCCGCAGGGATTTCGGAAACCTAGATGGCTCCGAAATGGCGGCTGAACCTGCCAACAATGACGGTTCTGAAGACCAGTTTGGTGATACGGGGCTATTGGGATTCTCGGACTCACTGAACGATACAGGCGAAGAAGTTCATTCACAGGACGAAGAGGCAAATGAAAGCGGCAATGGTGAAAATACCAAAGGCGTTCAGAAGCGTATAGATAAGTTGACGGCACTTCGTAAACAGGCTGAAGAGCATGCTACGAAACTGGAAGCGGAACTAAACGACCTGAAGGCTAAGGTTGAGGCCGATAAGCCCACAGAGATAGTGATTAAGGCAGACGAGAAGGTTCCTTACGCCAATCTTAACACGATAGCAGAAATCGAACAAGAAGTTGTTCAGGCTAGGTCGGTTAGACGATGGTGCGAAGAAAACTCTAACGGTGTCATTGTTACGAACCCTGACGGGACTGAATCGGAATACTCGGCAGAAGATGTCAAGAGAATCAAACTCAACGCCATAGACGCTCTGGAAGAAAACCTACCTAAGAGACTGAATTATATTCAGACAAAGGCTCAGGTTGATTCCGTTGCATACAAGACATATCCGTGGCTCAAGGATAAGACCAGCAAGGAACGACAAATTGCAGAATCGTTCATCAAGGCTTTTCCCCAAATCACCCGTTTCCCCGACTATAATGTTGTGCTTGGAGACTATATTTCTGGTATGAAACTCAGAGAACAGGCTAACAAGAATGGCAACATTCAGAGAGCCCCCGTTCAGCCCACATCTAACTACGCACCCAGCAATAGGTATAAGGACAATGCCGACCCTGATGCGACCAGAAGATATGTTAAATCTAACTCCCAGAATGACCTTGCGGCAATCATAAAGTCCAAGTTCATATAATCTAAATACACTACTACTATGGCTAAACTCACAGAACCCACAATCGTCTCTGGTAAGCGAGAAGACCTCGCTGACCTCATCGCCCTCATCGATGCCAAGGACACCCCGTTCACCTCTATGGCTCCCAAGGGCCAAAAACCTGGAAATACGCTGTTTCGCTGGCAGGTTGACCGTCTCCCGACTGCTCAGGCTTCTCAGGCTGGCGTTGTCGATGGCACAGATGTTGACCCGAACGGCTCTACCATCCAGAACTTCGTTAAGGATGGCTCTGAACAGTATCGTCACGAACTGTCGAACCACATTCAGGAATTCCGCAAGGCCGTCCGTGTCTCGCCCCTGACTCTGGATATCGCTGTCACCGCTGGCGTGAAGGACGAACTCGCTAACAATGTCGCCAAGGGCATCACAATGCTCAAGCGTGACATGGAAAAGACCTTCTGCTCCAACAATCTCCCGAAGGAAGACAACGGTTCCTCTCAGGGCTACGCTTCCCGTGGTCTTGACTCTTGGATTCGCCCCGTCCGTCCGACTGGTAACGGTAGCACTGGTGACTTCGCTGACGACACTTACCTTGCCGTCCCCGATGCCTTCCGCACCCCTGCCGCCGCTGTCGCTGGTAACGCTACCGCCACAGCCGAATCGACAGCCACTGTCTCGTCCCTTACCGAACTGGTCGTTCAGGACATCCTGACCGCCATGTATCAGGAAACGGGCCAGTTCAGAGCCTACGATGCCCTCGTTGGCCCGAACCTGAAGAGAGCCTTCACGAACCTCGTTTACACTGAGCGTTCCTCCACGGCTAACTCCCAGACCACAATCCGCACATTCAACCGCAGTGCCTCCGAATCCACCTACACATCGTCCATCGATATCTTCGAAGGCGATTTCGGTTCGATTCGTCTGCACCCCTCGCTGTTCCTTAAGAACAACTTCTGCGGTTATGTGATGCCGATTGAGCATACGGAAATCCGCTACGGTGGCTCGGTTGCTGGCGTTAAGGAACTCACCGACAACGGTGGTGGCCCTGCTCGCCTCATCAACGCTATCGCTTCGGTCTGCGTGAAGAACCCGCTGGCCTTCGGTAAGTTCGACTATGTCGGCTAACCTGCGACATGGCTGATATCCTTCAGTCATTTGCCGATGTGATTCCCTCCCACCTCAAGCATGAGGTGGAGAGGGAACTCCTTCATGGATGGAAAATCAGGGCAGTGAAAGCCCAGCATGAAGCAAAGCAACTCGCCCAGTTTGGGCATAGTAACGAGGCCAATAACATTGACGGCGTTGGCAGACTCGTTGCTCGCATCCCCCCTGATGCGTTTCACATGTGGGGTATCCGCCTTGGCTATGAATGCTGGGAGGATAAACAATTTCTTAAGGAGTTCCTCAGAGACAACCCTGAGGTTGCAGTTAGAAACTACTGCAAGAAAACGGTTGTGGGCGGTGCTGTCTTCGATGCCAGCGGTTTCCTTGTAAAATGAAAACAGTAGATTTTAGCCGAATCCTGATAGACGCAATTCAACTTTGCGGCCTTGACAGGACAGATATCACCTATGATACATTTTCCCAGATGCGGGATTTTGCTAACACTAGGCTTAAGATGGCTTGGGAGTATGACAGATGGCCTGATATTGTCA